TGTTTGAATTATTCGATCACACGATCAGCTAATTCACCTTGAGATTGCTGCTGCTGTGCTTGAACTTGCTCTTGAGCAGAACGTTGCATCTTCATCATAAGACCAGCTACCTGTGCATATGGCATTTGAGCCACTGCTTGCAATACCATTTCAACTTCTTTAATTTCTAAATCTAACGTAATCATATATTTCCTTTTATTTATTTTACCTTAAGAATATGCCTGTCTTTCCAAGCTGTCAGACGCCTTTACGTAGCGACAACGTCCCTAAGGTAGTGGGATTCCTTAGTAGTACCTGTTCTCTGAGTGGAACTGCTTAATCCAATAATGAAGATCACTATCTTCTACTATTGCTTTATTAGCTAGGTACTTCTTTAATCTAGTCTCATAAGTCTCTTGTTCAAAGAGATCCTCAAATATCTTTTTTAGCTTATCAATCATGCTTATCACCATACATACGCATATAGTATTTAGCTCTTGCTTCTTGCATAGCAATGATTGTTTGTACAATAGCTTTAAATATGTTAGCCATTATTTCTTGTCCTTAGACACAAAACCATATAGCTCTTGAGCTTTGACCATGATATCATTAAAATTATACATCTCTGGAACAATCTTCTGAATTTGTTCAATAGAGGCTCTATTACTCTTTAACGTCTCTTGGTAAATAATGGTTGCAAGGTCGCATTGACGCTTGTATTCTGCATCTAAGTATTCTTTAGCCATAGCTAAAAGATCTGTACGTAACTCATAGGGGTTTTTGTTGGACATAATAGTCTCCTGTGTGTGTTGAGTTAATTTAGTCTACTAGTTGATAGACTTCTCGGGCATCTGCTCCACAATCGGGGCAAATAGCATATTTAGGCAAGTCTTCAAGCTTACCCATCTCTTCTTCATCGTGGATATGTCCACAAATCTCGCATACATATTGGTTCATAGATTATCCTCTGTGTGTTAAAACATAAAGCCGCTAGAAGTAGCTTTAGTACTTGCTCTTACTGGGAAGAGATATTCAATAGCATATCTTAGTGCATCAGTCCAGTGTTCTACACCTTCTGCTTTACTAATCTGTGCTGTGTTAATATTATTTTCCATCCATACTGTACGTTCAAGACTCTTAATAGTCGCTGCTGCATTAGGATGGATCAACATATCAATGTCACCTGCAGCATTTAGGAACTTACGATTAACAGCGTTTACACTGTCAATGATCGGAGGAGCGGCTGAACGAGCAATAGTACGAATACCATATGACTCTAGAATGGAAAAGTCAGTAGTACCTGCCACTGCACTTGTTTTCCTAGCTCTACCAGCTGGATCAGGATAAGCATATACCTTGTGTCCTTTATCTAAATATCGTTCTTTAATTTTTCTAGCTAAAGACTCTGTATCTAATACGTTCTGGATATCCTCAAGGATGTGTACTTGACCTGCTCTTACTGCGAAAACCACTGCAGCCATAATTCCAATGTTAAAGTCGATAGCAATATGTACATCTTCGTAACGGCGACTAGAATCATCCCTGCTAAAGTAGGGAAGAGAAGGATCAATATGGCTCTTCCTATTGAAAGTGTAGAAGACTCTTGCTCCTGATTCTTCAGGGTTGGCTTCATACTCTCGCTTGAACTTGAGGGGGTCGATGGTTCTTTTGACACGTTCAATCTCCTCATCAGATAAATAAGGAGAGTCCTTATAGGTATAGTGGAAGTGTTTCCATCTCTCGTCTACTGTATTAAGATTGGTAAGGTCATAGAAGTATGTAAAACCCTTAGGCGTACCAATAATAAGAGCCTTATGGTTACCGGGCCAACGTGTAGTCATTGTTGGTTGAATAATAGATTCCCAAGACTCTTTAAGTCCAGGTTTACCTACCCAATCCTCAACCTCATCACATACAACAAAGTATTGACCTGATCCACGCATACGTTCAGAAGCTTCATAAGACCATAGCTTAAGCTTCACATTGTTTGGGAACCAGAATGTTCCAGACGCTAATGAGTGTTTACTAGCGTAATAGTCTAAGCCCATCTCATAGGCTAACAAAGGAAAATAAATATCACATGCTTGCTGATATGTCGGACAAATTAATGAGACATTCTTATTGGGCATGTTAGCTGGCATCTGCATTAATTCACCTACAGCTAATGCTGCTGCAGACGCTGCAAGATAAGACTTTCCAAAGCCTCGTGAAGCCATTACTGTAGCATACTTCACTGTATTTGGTTCAGCAAATAGATATTTAATAATATCTGACTGACCTTTATGTAATACAATTTCTGCCATTTACTTTCCTTTTACTTTTTATTTTACTTATGATAAAAAATCCTTATCAAACCTGTAAAGTCAATAAGTTTTTCTTATCATGAATCTGTCAATTTAATAATCAATGGACCTTTACTGACATCATCAATCTCAGTTCTCTCAGGAACAGGACGATAACCGTACTTCATCAAATTATTAACAATATTCGCTTGAGTAGTTAAAAAGCCCTGCATCGCCATAGCAGAATAACGTGTCTTACCGCTATCCATATCAGCAATACGCTTCTCAATCTTCTCAAACTGTTCAATTAACTTTTCCATAGGGTCAAAGCGCAATTGTGTTAATCGTGCTGTTGATGCT